GCTGCACAGGGATTGCGGAAAGTTTTTGGATAGGAGATAGAAAATGGGTTATAGACCTGAAGACATTGCCGATCTTCTTGCGACGACTCTGGCTGATCTGCCGGATCAGGAGTTGGAGTATGCTCTTGACCACCAAGAGTATTTCTTTGCCAATTTGTTCAGGACAAAGAACATTAAGATCGACGGTGGTACGAGTATCCAGCGTAAGGTGTCGTTTGATACCAGTGGAAACGCTCGTTACCGTGAGATGTATGACACGGACGAGCCGAAGTTCGGCGATAGTATTCAAACGATTGATGTCCATTGGGCATTAGTTGGCACAAATGCTTCGTGGGACGAGTTCGAGATTCTTCAACAGAAGAACTCGACCAAGGGATATGTGAACCTTGTTCAGACTCGTAGGGATAAGGCGATCATTGACTTGGCTGATTTGATTGAAGAGAAGATGGTAAGCGTGCCGGATAGTTCGACTGACCGGAAACACCCGTTCACGTTGCCGTATTACCTTCGTGTGCTTACCACGGCAGGTGCAATCAACACTACGGCTGGGTTTAATGGTGCGACCGTGACGTTTGGTGATGCCACTACGAGTACCATATGTGCGGGTATTGACGCTGCAAGTGAGTCCAAGTGGCGTAACTGGGCGGCTCCCTATACAGCGATCAACAACACTTTCTTGAAGCGATACCGCCAGGCGGGTATCAAGACGAAGTTCCGTCCTCCGATGATGCTTGACACCCCGCTGATGAAAGAGCGAGCGGCTAAGATGATGTGTATTGCTGGAACGGATACCGTCCTCGACATTATGGAGTTGGTTGACAAGAAAGACGACAATCATACTTCAACTGGCAAAGAAGCCTTGGGCGGATTGCTGGTCGTGAATGGCGATCTCGTTCGGTTGAATCGTGTCCCGGTGATTCCAGTTGATACGCTGGATAGTGCCGATTATGATCCCATCTACACGTTCGACCTGAGTTATTTCATCCCGGTTGTGCATGATGGCTACTGGATGAAGACGACGCCCCCGATGACAAGCCGTGGACAGCATACAACGTTTACGGCCTTCCAGGACGGTGCTCACAATATTCTGGTTGAGAACATCCGTAAGTGTGGTCATGTCCTTCACAAAACCTCTTAATTAGGAGATTGAAGAATGAGTAAGTTTACACCGAGAGTTGACTATCTCGGCATGGCCGGGATTGTCCAAAGCTCTTCCCAGGGTGCATGGACCTTTATTTACCAAACGTCCACGGTGAAAAACCCGAAGTGGAATATTGGTGATAGGGTTGTGCTTCCTGATGGTAGAGAATATCGTTACGCCAAATCGACTGAGGCGATTAAGTCCGGTTTGGGTTGCAACTTTACTTATACCGGGTACATTTCTTACACTGCGTTTACCACAGCGGCATCTGCTGGTGATACGAGTTTGACTGTGCCTGCTGCGACCCATGCAGCTTTGACTAAGGATGAGTTGGCTGGTGGTTACATTTGTATTTTTGACGATAGCACCAGTGCTACCCAGTTCCGCCAAATTGTAGGCAATGATGCTGCGGCTGAAAATGTAGCGTTTGACATTTACCTTGATGGTGCGTTGACCCAGGCTGTTACGACTTCAGATGCCTGTGAAGTTTACCAGAATCCTTATGCTGCGTTGGAGACTGCTGATGGTGGTCTTGCGAATACCAATAAGGCAGGTGTTCCAGCTACCTATGTTGGTGCTGCAAGCACTTATTTTTGGTGTCAGGTCCGAGGCGTCAACTGGATCGCCCCACAGGGCGGTAAGCTGGGTGCAGTTAATGAAGGCAATAAGGGACTTGGTGGCGGCTTTTGGAGTGACTACGGTAATATCTCCGATGCCGAGACCAGTATTGGTGTTACCGTGGCCAATGGTCGCGGTTCTCAGTATGCCGGTTATGTAGTGACGGGTGATGCTGATAATGTCGGCCCGTTATTCATGTTGTGTGGATAAGGAGTTTACAATGAATCCAATTGAACTCTATATGTCAGTTAAAGGCAAAATGGGCGAACTTGATAAACCTGTTGATCTTGAACCTATTGAACAGGTTGAGGAAAAGCCTGAAGACTGATTGTTACAATTTTTCTCTGGGGCCATTCACTTGGCCCCAGGGATGTTATTATAGGTGTTATATGAAAGCAGAAGTCATAGTTGAATCCAGGGGGTGCATTTCGGAGCAAATGATGCGTCTAAACTGGCTAATCTTATCAATAGTCAGGAATCAATAAAGGTGGTGTTCAAAGAACTTAGTGAAGGGGAATGACATGTTTGACAAAAGCAAAGTCCAAGAAGCATTGAATCGAATTGATGGTGCAGTATCTCAGTTGCAGATGAGCCGTAAGGATCATGTCCTGCTACTCAATGATGCGAAGCTGCTTAACGAGTGCTGCATGGAATACTTCGATGATGAGCAAGAACTGAAAACAGTGAGGTTACAAGATGTCCGAGCCAACAAGCAGTCTGTCGATGCTGAGTTTGTCAACGAGAATAGCGAAGGAAGCGGGGACGGCGTATCGGGGGACTGATGGCACATCACGGGCTATGCCCCCGGTTGACATAGACGACCTCGCGGACATCAAGCAGGTAATAAACGATGGGATCAGGCAGTTCGAGGCTGATGCCCCGGCTACCGGCTGGCAATGGCGTAAGAGGATACTCCAGGTAAACATCTCGAACGTCCAGGTAACAGGAACCGCAGATGACGCCGATGCTACGTCGCTGACTGATGCAACATTGGAAGATACCTACGACGAAGACGATGACCTCAATGGATACTATATCTACATTGATGGTGGTACGGGAGAAGGGTCCTATGCCGCGATCTCCGATTATACTGCAACGGGTGGAGTCATTACTGTTAGCGACTGGCTTGATGAGTATGGAAACGCAGGGGGGACTGATCCCGCAGCCGACAGTACCTACATCATAACGCAATACGAAACAGTAGCTGGCGACATAGGCCGTATCCCGCTCCCGGAATACTTCGGTGGTGAAGTGGCAGGCCCAATTGGATACTACAAAGACGCCGAGCACAAACAGTGGATCGGCTGGACCTCAGAGGCCATAATTCGGGATCGCCGCCAATCAAGTGATGATTCGGGTTATCCATTCATGGCGGCGATCCGGTCTCTGGAACCTGTGCATGGCACACTCGGCCCGACCCGGCGTTATGAATTGGTGCTTTATCCTGAACCATCTCAAGCTGATATACTTGAGTTTCCATACATTCTGATGTTCAACAAGATCGACTTTGAAAGTGGGGTGGCGACTGGGGGTAGTGCTATAACTGTAGTAGATTCTACGAGGGATGAACCTGATGACTATTTTAACGGATGGCGTGTCGATATTATCGCTGGTACTGGCCGAGGCAGTTATGGTACTGTTACAGATTACACTGGCGGCACTGGTACTTTCACCGTAGCCGACTGGCTTAATAGTTTGGCTGATCCTGAAGCGGATAGCATCTACTTTGTCCAACCTGCGAACAACATGCACCCGGCTGGAGCAAAATTTGATGAAGTGATCCAAGCGTCGTGCTTGGCTGAAGCGGAGCAATACTTCGAGAATATCTCAGCCGGGCATATTGAACGCTATACACAGAAAGCATTACCTAAAGCCTACGATGCGGATGCTCGTAGTAAGATGTTTACGAAGATCGGTTCACAGCCGAGACAAGAACGAATATGGTCTTTAGTGGAGAAAGAATAATGTCAGAATTTAGTTTTGAGGCTGAAACAATGGTTCCCGCTCCTGCGGCATCGGCTACAGTGCGGGCGATCTACACAATCGAAGATGGTATCCTGATGGCTTATGGCAACACGGTCCCAACTGATGCGACGGCTGGGTACGCAATTGGTTGTATCTTTATCCATACGGATGGAGGTGACGCTACGGCTCTGTATGTGAATGAAGGTACTGCTTCCAGTTGTAACTTCAATGCGATTACTGTAGCGGGGTAATCATCTCGCTCGCGAGTTGTTCGGACGACCGGGGCTGTGCCCCCTTCAGCTCCGGTCTATTTTGGAGTACGATTATGGCAGAGTTACCATTCCCCAGTGCAGGATTGCATGAAGGACTACCCGCCGAAAAGCAACCGGCGATGACCACCCCTTACGCCAAGAACGTCCGCCCGTTCGACGTAGAAGAGGAACGGGCCAGGGGCGGGCAGAGGCCGGGATTCGTGAAGGCATATACGACCCAGGTGGGTGGAGAGCATCCGGTGATTGCTATCGGAACAATTGCGACTACATTCATAACTCCTGCGTAAGATGGCTGAATATAAATATAAAGACCGAGAAAAAGAATATAAAGCTGCTTGGTATCAAACAAATAAAAAACGTCTTGATAAGAAAAACAGGCAGTGGCAAAAAGACAACCCAGAAAAATTTGCTGCTATGCAAAAGAAATATAGAGAAACACCAAATGGCAGAAAAGCAGCCAAAGGTAGACAAGAACGCTATCGGGGTAGTGAAAAAAGTAATAGGCGGTTTAGGAAGCAAAACCTAAAACACAATTATGGATTGTCTCTCGAAGATTATGACCAAATGGTTGAAAATCAGAATGGAGTGTGTGCAATTTGTGGTGGAATAAATAAATCTGGGAGGCGATTAGTCATAGATCACGACCACAAAACTGGAAAAATTAGGGGCCTTTTGTGCAATAATTGCAATATTGGAATAGGAAATTTACAAGAAGATATAGATATTCTCTCAAAATCTATTATATATTTGAGGAAATATCTATGACCTGGTGGCCCGATGATCGACCCGTTGGGTACGACCCGGACAAATTCTGGGATGAAGAGGATCAGGAATGGAACAGTGATCGTTTGACGGTTCCCGGCAATCGGATCGAGTATCTAATCGTGTTGGGTGACGAGGGCGAGATTTACTTTCGGAGTATATAGTGGCGGCTAAAGTTGCATATTGGACAGGTAGTTATTATTTATTTCCGAGTATTCGTCATGATTCTCAAAATCAAACTGCCTTGGCCCAAGAATTTACTATTGATAGTGATTATGATATTGAATATGTAAAACTATCAATGCGTAAAAATA